TCGACATCGGTGAGGAGCATCCTGGTAAGGAGGCTGAGGCATACCTCATGCAACAACTTTTGCAGTTCACCTACCACTGGTACCTGCGTGCTTACGAAGCCGCAACGGACCCGAGCATTAGCGCGGACCCCGTTACTTTAACCCAGGTGTGAGACCGTAGGGTCTCACCACCTCCCCAATCCTGACGTATGGCCGTGCCACACGTCGTCCGGGCCGTGCCCGAGAAGGAAGAAAAATGGCAGACGAACTCCGTAATCCGAAGCAGATCCCCGACCCCGACAACGAGGGTCAGATGATCGACAACCCCGACTACGACCCCGACTTCAACGAGGACGGGACGAAGATCGAGGACAAGGACAAGAAGGACGACAAGTCCCCCGACGACGACAAGGTGAAGAAGAACCTCGCCAAGGCCTACGAGGAGCGGGACGCCGCGCGCCGCGAAGCCGAGCAGCTCCGCAAGGAGAAGCGCGAAGCCGAGCTGGCCCGCCTCAAGGAAGAGGGCAAGGAGAAGGAGCACTACGAGGGCCGCATCAGCGACCTCGAGAAGGAGAACACCAGCCTCAAGCAGCAGGTCGTCGAGCTGACTCGCGACAACAGCGTGCAACAGGCGCTCTCCGGCTACACCTTCCGCAACGAGCGCGCGGCGAAGACCGCCCAGCGCGACATCGTCTCCGAGCTGGTCCAGAACGACAAGGGCGAGTGGGTCCACCGTTCCGGCAAGACCATCCAGGAGTTCACCAAGCAGTTCTCGGAGGACGAGGACAACGCCTTCCTGTTCAAGGCCAAGGAGAACCGGGGCACTCAGACGCCTCCCACGAAGCCGAATGGCGGCAAGCAGCCGGGCGGAAAGCTCGCTGACCGCTCCCAGGCGGACTTCCTCAAGGACATCGCCGAGGGCCGTTTCAAGCCCTCCTGAGCGAGTACACATGAAAAGGTATAGTGAATGCCCGACAACTTCACGGACGGCGTAGGCAACAAGTACGTCCTGCAGACCGCCATCGGCGCGTATGCGAACGAGGCCTACACCTCGGCCAAGCGCCTGTCGAACTCCGGCTTCGTCTCGCGCAACGGCACGATCGACACCAACCAGGAAACCTTCATCGGTCAGATGCGCTGGCACACCCCGATGAACCCCGTCATCAACATCGCGTCGCTGATCGACCCGACCGACGGTATCCCGAGCAACTACGCCTCGGAGTTCCTGCGCTACATCAAGACCGTCCGCACCCAGGGTGCGTACAAGGTCAACCTTGCGCAGCTCGTCACCGGCGAGGACGGCCTCAAGAAGGTCGGCGCTGATTTCGCGGAGACGCGCGGCACCGACGAGCACAACGCGGTCCTCAGCGTCCTCAAGGGCGTGGCGATCTCGGAGGCCTTCCGTGGCGCAGCCTCGGTCGAGGGCGCGAGCCTGGGTCTGGGCGGCCAGACCTTCGACAACGACCCGAACAACCGCAACTACGGCTTCTACGTCGACCTGGGCAACCAGCCGCTCGTCGCTACCAACGGTCTCGGCGCGTCGCGGGTCCAGGGCTTCATCGAGGCCATCGGCATGGCGTTCAAGGACTACGAGCCCGAGTACGCCTACCTCGTCATCGACCCGATGCTGCTGGCCCAGCTCCGCTCGGCGAACCTGATCGACACCGACCGCGTGACGGACGGCTCGATCGACTTCGAGAGCATCCTGGGCGGCAAGTTCCGTCTGGTCAAGAGCCGCGCCAACACCTCGTTCAACGCGACCGAGCTGGCGGCGATCAACGGCGGCAGCGGCGTCGACATCGTCGGCACCCGCACCTCGTTCGTCGTGCTTCCCGGCGCGATCGCGATGGAGCCGGTGGCGATCCCCGAGCCGGTTGGTATCGACAAGGACGAGAGCGCCTACCACGGTGGCGGCTCGACCGACATCTGGTACCGCTGGGGCTACGTCGCGCACCCGGTCGGCTACGACTGGCGCGGTCCGGACAACAAGTTCCCGAGCGACGCGGACTACCGCGGCGTCACCGTGAACGACAGCAACATCGTCGTGCCGATCACCGACGCGACGGTCACGGCGGACGCCAACGAGGACACCGTCGAGAGCGTGTGGCGTCGCAAGACGTCGAGCGTCCTCTCGCTGGGCATCCTGCCCGTCTTCCACGGCTAAGGGAGGCGCGAGATGGCGATCCAGATCACGGCCCAGACGGTCCTAGACGCGGACGCCTACTTCGCCACCCGGCTTAACAGCGCGGCATGGACGTCGGCCAGCGGGGAGGACAAGCTCTCCTCGCTGGTCACGGCCTCCAACGTGCTCAACGCCATGAGCTGGCGGGGCGTCGCCCTGTCTCCGCTCTACGCCTTCCCACGCTACCTCCCGGACGGCCCGAGGACCCCGGTCACCCCGACCATGATCCTCTGGGCGCTGTACGAGGAGGCGCTCCACCTACTGAACAACCCCGGCCTGCTGGTCGAGGCGGACAGCGTGGAGACCCTCGTCGTAGGCCCCGTGCAGCTCCAGCAGCTGACCAGCGTCGACCTGATCCCCAAGATCGTGAAGCGGTACATCGGACCGTACACGGACGCCGGGGGTCCGGGCAACGGGACCTGGTGGAGGGCGAACTGAGTGGCGGACTACGGCAAGCTCATCGACAAGCAGCTGCACCGCGCCATCGGCAAGATGCAGGGGCTGACAAAGGAGGTCGTCTTCCACGTGAAGCAGACCTCGTTCGACTTCGGCAACGGACGACCCAGCACGACCTCCATCGACGACCCCGTCCGGCAGGCAGTCGTGGTCAGCGACAAGGTGAAGAAGGAGGTCCGCCACAGGGAGCTACTTGTGGAGGCCGTCGGAGACCTTGACGCGTACGACAACGTCACGCTGGAGGGCGAAGTGTGGGAGATCGGCTCACTCGTCCACCACGGCGACGCCGCCATGATAGTGGAGGTGTACCGTGGGTAAGTACCGCGCTGTGACCGACGACCTCTTCTCCGTGTTCGCCTCCCAGGCGTGGCGGGACGAGGGAGTCAAGGTGTTCCCCTCCGCCTTCGACGGCGAGAAGGGAGACCCGCCATACGTGAGGTATACCGTCGTCCCGTCAGGGGACCCGCTGAACTCCGCGTCGACTTCCGGAGTATTGCTGGCAGAAATATACACCGCCTGGGGCGAGGGGCCTGGTCCCTCCTCCGACATCGCGGACACGCTGGACCGACACCTACAGCATAGGGCCGTGGGCGGCACCCAGCTGTTCTCCAGCTCAATGGACAGGCAGACGAGGGACAAGTACAACCAGTCCCTGGCTCGTTCGATCTACTCGCTGCCGTACTCTCGTTTCGGAGTTGCATAAGAATGACCCATCTCTCGACCATCGGCGCGGGCATGTTCACGGACCTCTCCGTGGCCGTCCCCGCCGTCGACCTCAGCGCCACTGCGGCCGCTGCGATCAACCCCTCGGAGGCCGTGCTGACCGCAGCGTTCGCCACCGAGACCGCCGCCGTGGGCGGCACCAAGGCCGCCGGGGCCTTCATCCGCATCCAGGATATCCGGGAGTTCCCCGGCATGGGCACCCCCGCCAACCTCGTCAACGTCCCGCGCTTCGGCGCTCGCACGTCGGCGCAGGTGCAGGGCCAGGCCGACAACCCGAACGTCGAGCTGACGCTCAACTACGTGGCTGCGAACTGGGCCAAGGGCGCGGACAAGACCCTCGGCAACCTCGTCGGCGACGGTGTCGCCCGCTACTTCCGCGTGGCGATGCTCAACACCCAGCCCCCGGCCTACGGCTCGAAGGCCGCCGAGCTCGGCGCGATCCCGAACAGCCTGTTCTACTTCATCGGCAAGCTGGAGACCCTGGTCTACACGCCTCAGCTGACGGACGCGAACCAGGCCACGCTCACGATCTCGATGATCAGCGAGCTGCAGGGCGCCTTCACCATCGACCCGGCGTAACCGGGCCAGGGAGGGCGGCTGAGACGCCGCCCTCCCATTATCGAATAAGGAATACAGGAATATGACGGAGGAAACGACCCCGTTCACGATGGGATACGTGCTGCGGGCGACCGCCAAGCACATCCGCAAGAGCATCGACATCAGCATCCGCAAGACCAACGATCGGTGGCCGGAGTTCAAGGACAACCCGGAGAAGTCGAAGGAGGTCATGGTGACCCTGATGCGACTGCACTCGATCCGCAAGATGTTGGACGAATTCCAGGAGGCCCACGCGGCCGATTTCAAGGAGAAGAACGATGGCCGGTAACAGCACCGCCCCGAAGACGAACAACGTGATCACCAACCTCCGCGAGCTGATCAACAAGCGCACCACGAAGACCGTCAACTTCATGGGCGCGAAGATCGAGGTCAACAAGCTGACCCTCGCCGAGTGCACCGAGATTCAGCGGATCGCTCGCGACGTCAACGTCAACGACCCCGAGAAGGGGTTCGAGCTGCTCCGCCACGTGATCACGGTGGGCGTCCCTGCGGCGGCCGACTTCTCCGATGAGGACTTCGCCAACTTCCCGATGGACGACCTGAACAAGCTGTCCGACGAGGTCCTCAAGTACGCGGGCATGGACCCAAACGCCAAGTAGAGCTCTCGCCGGAGCTGAGGCCCCTCTTCGAGCTCGCGCTCCAGCTGCATAAGCCGGTGTACG